TAATGCTATTACAAAAAAATATACGGATGTTGAATTAAAAAGCTTTGTTAAGCAGGCGAAAAAACTACTAAAGGACCATATTAATGTTAAATGGTAAAACAAATTAGCTAGAGTATAATACTCCACCCATACCATTTTCTATTTTTAATATGTTGTAGTTTCTTCCAAAAACTAAAATTTTAAATTTTTCCGTAATTGTAGAATAATTGTTACTGGTTTTTTGATAATTAAAATTTATTGCAAAACTATTAAGCTTTGAGAAGTTTAGGCTCCCTGTAGGCTGGTGAGACGAAGGGTGGAGGGCAAATGAATGAACATAAAATCCCCCATTTAAGTTATTTTTACAACAGCCGCTAAATAATCCACCACATAAGTGATTTTGGAAAGGCCCTAAGAGGCTATATAATTCTGGTTCATCTATTTCAGTTATGCGGGAATTATTAGCAAATAACTCTATACTGGTTAATGTATTAGAATTATCCATATTTTTGTAAAAAAGTAAGTTGTCTAACCAACTAGGATAGACAGTCCATATTAATTCACTTATTGGGTGGTTAAATTGTAATGTAAATTCGTCACTTCCAGTAGGCGCGGCCGAACTAAGTTCATTTAAATCAATTTTATTTGAACATTGAACTTGTGTTATTAGATATTCTAGGTTTCCTGATGTAAAAGATTTCTTTTCTTTTGGGTCTAAAAATATATATTCACACATCATATATATTTCATTTATTTCTCCCTCGAAAGGGACTTTATGCCATTTATTATTAGTCCTATTTATTGGTGTTGATAAAAAAATCTCGCCACCAGATACATTTAATCCAGAAATATCGTTGCTAGAAATATTTTCTAATTGAGAGCCAGATAAATTCTGGGGTATATTATCACTATTTGCTATAACGGGACCTGCGTCATTTGAATACGTATATACATCTAAATTTTCTAAGGATTTAATTTTTAAGTATAATACTACTTCATGATACTGAAGCGCGATGAGTGGTAAGGCCAAACCGGGGTTATTATTAAACCAAAAAGAAAGTGGAACAAATACTCTTTTGAATTGGGTTGTTGAACCACATTTTGAAGAAGCGGAAGATGAATTAAATATATTGGAACTATCCCTATCATTAATAAGTGTTTTGAATATTTCATACTGTCCCTTTGAGGCAGTTAGCTGTGTCCATATATCGAGCCATTCCCCATAATGTTTATCAATAGGCTGTCCTCCGATTTGTATCTCAACAGAGTCTATTAATCTTAGTCCTAATTTAGGAATATTAACTGTATTACTCGAAACCTCGAATACGATATACATATTCCTTAATAAATCTCCTTTTTTGTCTAAAATACATTTAATTGTTTTCCCAAATGTTTTATTACCTTCGAAATATTGATAAAACCACTCTACACCAAAGTTACAATATTGATTATATACGTGTTTAAAAAAAGATACTTTTGGATTTCCACACATTTTTTTATTTTGAGGCCCTACAGCCATTAATTGAATTAATCCACCTCCCATTAAATATATATATTATAAATTTATAAATTTCTTTATGTAAATAAATATTTATAAATTTAGTTGCAATATGTTAAACCACCCATTCCACACGTAATACTAAGTATATTATAATTAACTGCAAAGACGGTTAAACTCCTATAAGCAGGGGGTATATCGTTCCCAGTTGTAGGTTTATAGTAACACGGAGCCGAAGTAATTGTAGAACTGGAACCGCAGCCACCGCTACTCGAAGAACTATTATAAAAAGTTAAATCCAAAACAATATTATCAATTCTTGAAAAATTACATGTTCCAGATGGCCGATGTTCTTCTGGTTTTAAAGCGAAGGAGTAAAGATGTATAGCTTCACTGGGTATTGATGAGGCCGTAAATTGTGAATAATTTTTATCGAAGGCGACCGAATCACCTGAAAATAAAGTTTCAAATAAATATTTCATAGAAGTACCTGAATGATGTTGATATCTTTGGGCGACTGTAAAGTAACTTCCATTTCTTTCACGGAACCTATCTTTACCGTTGAGCTGTATTAATGCTGTTTTCGCAACTTCAAACGTTCGATTATTGGTTAATGCTGACGAGCATGCACCAACAGATGTATTATCTATAAACCAAATTAATTCTTTTACTGGGTGATTAAAACGGAGAGGAACTGTCACCCTTTCTGAATTAGTTGATATTGATTTTGGTCCAAGGGTTTGGACTTGTTGAAATAAATATTCATGTTTAACTTTGGCGAATTTTCTTCTTTCTGCTGTATCTAAGAATATATAATCGGCATAAACTTCTAAATCCTCTATAATATTTGGTTCTGCCGGAATATCTACTTCATACTTTTCTCCAGAAACATCTTTACCTGTTATATCTATTGTAAAGCCTTTTGTAATATTAGTCAAATATTTAGAAGTTGTCAGAGAAAAATTTAATTTAACTTCGTGATATTGTAAAGCAATTAGTGGAAGTGCCAAACCTGGGTTATCACAAAACCAAAATTTTAATGGAAGATATACATCTCCATCGGTAAAAAGATCATATTTACTATTAATTCGGCTGGATTTGCCAAAAAGCATTTGATTTAAAGTTAATTTCTTATCGAGTGGTTCGCATAAATCTGTCCATATATTTAGCCAGTCTCCATAATGTTTGTCTATAATTTGTCCACCGATTTCTATTTCCACATAATCTAGAAAATTATAACCTTCTGATGGATAATAAAATTTTAAAGTGTCTAGTGTGCATCCGCTTAAATTTCCAGCAGGTATCGACGCATTAGAATCAGAACTACTTGATATTATTCCAAAATCACTGGTTGTTAATTTAAAAGCTTTTCTCTTAATAACAACATAAATATTTTTTACTAAATCTCCGTTGCGTCCTATAGTAACTGCGAATTTAGAGCCCTGTTTTAAAGTGCCTACTGTGTTTTGTAAAATAGATTCTACTGCAAAATTAGTGTGTCTCTTATAAACTGCTCTAAAATAAGTCATTTGTGGATTTCCTGTTAAATAAACATCTTGTGCGCCGCTAGCTATTAATTGCATTAGAGCTCCACCTCCCATAATAATTAATATACAGTGATATTATTATTAGATAAAAATAACTAATATAAAAATGTGTTTTTCTATATAAGTTAATTTCTAAAAAGAATTTAGTTAGAGTATGCGAGACCGCCCATACCGCTCATGATTCTGAGAACGTTGTAGTTGACGGCGTATACGTCGAGTTGGGTGGCTCCACCTTGATTGACTACATCGATGTGTAAGACAGCGTTGTCGATTCTTGAGAAATTGCAGGTTCCTGATGGTTGGTGTTCCTCTGGTTTGAGGGCGAAGGAATACATGTAGAGCGCTCCGGCGCATGTCGTCTTGGTGGGGTCGTTTTCCGATGAACCGGTGTGATGTTCGTATCTTTGAACAGTCTTGAAGTAGTCCCCAGATCTCTTTCTGAAGCGATCGTGACCGTTGAGTTGTAAAAGAGCTGAGCATACTGCTCCTGAACCGTCGTTGACATTGCAGCAAGAACCTGGGGTTCGGTTTTGCCAGATAAGTTCTTTGACAGGGTGATTGAATCTAAGTTCAGTTTGAACATCGCCGGTGTGAGATACACCGTTGTTGTATTGGACCTGTTCGATGAGGTATTCGTGGCTGACTTGAGCGAATCTTCGCCTTTCGTCGGTGTCGAGGAAAATGTAATCGCACCATACTTCGGCTTTGGCGTTGTCCTCAAGGGTGCAGAATTTAATGTTAAGTTTGACTTCGTGGTATTGAAGGGCAATTAAAGGAAGTGCTAAGCCAGGGTTTCTGCAGAACCAGAATTGAAGAGGTATGTATGAACGGTATTCGTTGGCAGCACCACTGCAAGCGCAATCGGTGGCGTTTAACATCTTGGCAAGCATGGCTTTCTTGTCGTTGCCGTGCGTAAGGTCGCACCAGATCTTCATCCATTGACCGTAGTGTTTGTCAATAACTTGACCGCCAACTTCTACTTCTACATAATCGATGGCATCAAATCCTTTAGTCGAGGCATTGGTGCCGTTAACTAATTCTATGTATACACGGTGTAAGAGATCGCCGTTTCTTGCTACAGTTACTGAAACTTTGTTACCATTGCCAACGGAACCGTTGATAGTTTGTTCGATGGATTCTACTGCGAAGTTAGTGTGTCTTCTGTAAACTACCTTGAAGAAGGTAATTTGTGGGTTACCTGTAAGGTAAATATCTTGTGCGCCGTAAGCTACTAATTGCATAAGTCCGCCTCCCATTTTATTTATATATATAAGCAAGAAAATAATTTCGTGGAAATTAATTAATTAAATTAATTAAATTAAAAAAACTAATATAATACTTTATTAGGTTTTTTATAGTGAATTGAGCTTAGTTAGAGTATGCGAGACCACCCATACCGCTCATGATTCTAAGGACGTTGTAGTTGACGGCATATACATCTAGTTGTTTGGCAGTGGTGGTGGCGGAGGTGACGTCTACGTGAAGAACAGCGTTGTCGATTCTTGAGAAATTGCAGGTTCCTGATGGTTGGTGCTCTTCTGGTTTGAGGGCAAAGGAATACATGTAAATATCACCAGCATCAACGCAGTCCTTCGACCCACCCATACCGCTGTGGTGTTCGTATCTTTGGACATTCTTGAAGTATTCCCCAGATCTCTTTCTGAAGCGGTCGTGTCCGTTGAGTTGTAAAAGAGCCGAACATACTGTTCCTGAACCGTAGTTGGTGTTGCAGCATGCTCCTGGATTGCGGTCTTGCCAGATGAGTTCTTTAACTGGGTGGTTGAATCTAAGTTCGGTTTGTGTGGATCCTGTGTGGCTAACACCGTTGTTGTATTGAACTTGCTCGATGAGGTATTCGTGGCTGACTTGGGCAAATCTACGTCTTTCGTCTGTGTCGAGGAAGATGTAGTCGCACCATACTTCAGCACCAACGGTTTTGTTGGTCTTTGGAGCAAGGGTGCAGAATTTAATGTTGAGTTTGACTTCGTGGTATTGGAGAGCAATTAAAGGAAGAGCTAAACCAGGGTTTCTGCAGAACCAGAATTGAAGAGGAATGTAAGATTTGGTGGTTACTGAACCGCATCCGCAGCCGGCGGCATCACATAACATCTCGTTTAACATGGCTTTTTTATCCACATCGTGGGTAAGATCACACCAGATCTTCATCCATTGACCGTAGTGTTTGTCAATAACTTGACCGCCTACTTCTACTTCGACGTAGTCAATCGCGTCGAAACCAGCGTCCGCGCCAGCACTGATATCACTTAATTCGATGTATACACGGTGTAAGAGATCGCCGTTTCTTGCTACAGTTACTGAAACTTTGCTTCCAGAGCCAACGGAGCCGTTGATGGTTTGTTCGATGGATTCTACTGCGAAGTTTGTGTGTCTTCTGTAAACTACCTTGAAGAAGGTAATTTGTGGGTTACCTGTAAGGTAAATATCTTGTGCGCCGTAAGCTACTAATTGCATAAGTCCGCCTCCCATTTTATTATATATATATACAAGAAAATAATTTCGTGGAAATTAATTAATTAAATTAAAAAAACTAATATAATACTTTATTAGGTTTTTTATAGTGAATTTAGTTTAGTTAGAGTATGCGAGACCACCCATACCACTCATGATTCTGAGGACGTTGTAGTTGACGGCGTATACGTCTAATTGAGTAGCCGTTCCGTTGCCAGTGGCATTTACGTGTAAGACAGCATTATCGATTCTTGAGAAATTGCATGTTCCTGATGGTTGGTGCTCTTCTGGCTTGAGGGCAAAGGAATACATGTAAATAGTACCGGCATCTACAAGGGTGTCGCCAACGGCGTCTTCTGCACCACTGTGGTGTTCGTATCTTTGAACAGTTGAGAAGTAGTCACCAGATCTCTTTCTGAAGCGGTCGTGTCCATTAAGTTGTAAGAGAGCAGAGCATACATCAGGGAGACCAGCAGTGCTATTGCAGCAAGTTGAGGTGGCCGATCTTTCTTGCCAGATGAGTTCTTTAACTGGGTGGTTGAATCTGAGTTCAGTTTGAACTGACTTCTGCGCGGTATGACCTACACCGTTGTTGTATTGAACTTGCTCGATGAGGTATTCGTGGCTGACTTGAGCGAATCTGCGTCTTTCGTCGGTGTCAAGGAAGATGTAGTCGCACCATACTTCAGCGCCGGTCATGACTGGGGTTGTGTTGCAAAATTTAATGTTAAGTTTGACTTCGTGGTATTGAAGGGCAATTAAAGGAAGTGCTAAACCTGGATTTCTGCAGAACCAGAACTGAAGAGGGATGAAGGCCGTCCCGTTGGTGTTGGTTCCAGCGCAATCACATTTATCACCATTGAGAAGTCCTTTTAACATTACTTTCTTATCGTATGAGTGGGTAAGATCACACCAGATCTTCATCCATTGGCCGTAGTGTTTGTCAATAACTTGGCCCCCTATTTCTACTTCAACGTACTCGATGTGGTCAAAACCTAAAGCAGCGTTGTTGGCACCAACTGATACTTCTACATATACACGGTGTAAGAGATCACCGTTTCTTGCTACAGTTACTGAAACTTTGCTACCTCCTGTTGCAGATCCGTTAATAGTTTGTTCGATGGATTCTACTGCGAAGTTGGTGTGTCTTCTGTAAACTACCTTGAAGAAGGTAATTTGTGGGTTACCTGTAAGGTAAATATCTTGTGCGCCGTAAGCTACTAATTGCATAAGTCCGCCTCCCATTTTATATATATATATAGACAAGAAAATAATTTATAGAAAATAGAATAAATTATTTTAATTTAATAAGTTATCCTATTTTTTGCGTTTTAGCTTTAATTATGTAGTAAATTCATTATCCCATCTTTAAATCGGAGGATATTATGTTTAATTATATATACATGTAGGGTGCTGGAATTAATACTATTTATAGTGTCAATTTCTAAAGTAAAAGTATTGTATTTTTCTGTAGTTAAAAAACCCGATGATTGAAAGTCGGATGGATTTAAGCAAAAAACCTGACTATGTATATTTAAATCATTTAAATCGGTGAAATCTTTATACGAAGCCCCGCCATTAAAATCTACACCATTTACAACTGGAGTTTTAAAATAACTGAAACGATTCACTAAGGCCGTTCTGTTCGCATCCGCGCAGTCTAAAATAGGAGTACCATTTAAAAGAATCGTAGTTTTCTTTATGTGGGCTTCGCTTTTTAAATCATTAGTGGGTATGGTAGGCAGTGTATTCCATAATAAATATTTGACATATTTATTTCGGGGAAGGTCTATTTTAACCTTACTTTCATTAATGATATTTCGTTTGTTTACGATTTCAACCTGTTCAATCAAATATTCTAACGAACTATTTTTAAAAACATCTTTTTCTTTATGTGTTAAATTTGTGTATTGAACTAATAAATCTAAATTTCTTATTAACGATAAAGATTTATTGGTCTTTAATTTTATTTGGACTACTAATCTTGGTTTGGTTAATAACCATATGGGAAATGCTGACCCAGGATTTTTAGTGAACCAAAACGGGAGAGGGACGTGGAGAACATTATTTCGCTCGTCGCGATTAATATCTTTAAAGTTATTTTCTAAAGATTCCTTTGTTAAAGAAGTTAAATCTATAAACTGTTTATATTGGCAATTGTTGCTGTGAAGCTTATGATATAATGCGATGTAATTATAATCAATTGTGCTTAATACTTGGTCATTATACTTAAAAGTTACCGATTCTATAAATTCTAAAGCGTGAAAACGACCAGAAGAATCATTTGCTAATGTTTCTCCAGAAATATTTAATCTTAATAATACATTAGAAATAAGGTCTCCCTCAATTGGTAAATGCATGGTTATAAACGAAGACTCGGTAAAATTTAAATTATTACTGGGATTAATAGCATTCCAATTTTGACCAAAGTAACTATATGTTTTTTTTGGCGATTTAAAAAAGCTATGTTTTGAGTTGTCAGTTAAATAAGTATCTTCTTCTCCTTTGGTTAATAATATAATTTTTGAATTTGACATTATTCGTATTAATATATAAAGATACAATAATTATAAAAATATATTTTATTAATTTTATAATTATTTAGTTAGTAAAAGCCAAAGCTCCTAAACCCCCTGTAATTCGGAGAATATTGTAATTTAAAGCATAAATATTTACTACTTTGTTTTTATTTTGAGCGTCTTCAGAGGTAACGCTTCCCGCGAAATCCCAATTTTTACCTTTATTTAATCCAAATTTAAGTTTAGCATTTTGTAATTTAGAAAAATTTAAGGATCCCGATGGTTGATGTTGTCCTGGGTAAATAGCAAAAGAGTAAGAATATATACCACTTCCTCTAGAGTAATCTTGGTAATTTAATGCGGGGTTTCCCTCCTTTTGTTTAATAAGATCTACATGTTCAATACCATAACTATTGTGATATTGATATTGTTGTGTGTTTCTATAAAAAGGAGCCGGTAATTCATCCATGAGATTTTTATTATTAAGAACGAGAGTGCAATAAGACATTTGGTCTTGTCCTATTCTGAAATTATTCCAATAATTATATTTAAAGCAACCGGTGTTTTTAAAATCACCCGATAAATCGGTATGATAACGAGGTATAGCTTTACCTTCTCTGTCCTGAATGGACCAAAATAATTCTTTAACTGGATATCTGAATCTTAAATCTACTTCGTGTCGTAATTTAGTAAAGTTGGACGAATCCCATTTTCCAGCCACATCATTAATAATGTTATGGATACTTGATTGAACCTGTGTAATTAAATACTCGTGTTTATTACTAGTAAATAATCTTCTTTCTTCTTGATCTAAATAAATATTTTCTAAAAGTAATCTTACATTACTAACACTTATAGGACTAGCTACTGTCTGTTTATCAGAAAGCCTTTCTACCTCAGATTTTTTATTAAATTTAATTTCCAGTTTTACATTTGCATACTGCATAGAAACCAAGGGTAACGCCAAACCAACATTATTATTAAACCAAAATCGTAATGGAATAGTTAATGTTCTTTTACCACCAGCCTCGTTATTAACCTGTATCATATTAGCCAACGCTAAATTTTTTTCTGAGTTTTCAAAAAGTTCATGCCAAATGTGGAGCCACTCCCCATAATGTCTATCAATAAGTTGGTCTCCAATATACAAATCGATAAATTCTATTAAATTATAGGCGAGTGGGGCATAATTTCCTTTATCCGCAGCAGTTTGAGCAAAACCGGAGGCATGCCAACCATTTAAATTACCAAACTCTAATCTTTCCGATCCACTAATATTTATATCAACGCATAAATAACTTCGGTGTAATAAATCCGCACCTTTTGGTACATTCATATAAATTTTTTTACCCAAACAATTTTCGGTGCTATGTGCAAATAAAACTTCGGTGTAATCAATAGCGAAGTTCGTATGTCTTTTATAAACTGCTTTAAAGTAGGTAAATTCGGGATTACCTACTAAATATTTATCATGTTCGCTTTTAACGGCTAAAGCTAAGTATCCATAACCCATTTATCATATACAAACATATTTTAATCTACAATAAACCCTGTATTATTTATTTAAATATATTTTCAGATATATAACTAATGAGTCGACCATATTTAAAGAGCTTAGCAGATACCAGCTTTGATAGGCCTAAAAAAACCTATACAGAAAGCATTCAAAATAAAGCCGCTATAAAAGAAAAATTAAAAAATTATGAAAGAGTAGAAGATATAGATGACGTAGAATTTGATACACACGTTAGATATTTTACCCTGGACAAGCAGAATAAGCAGGTTTTTCGCACTGGCGGGTTACTTATTAAAAAACATTCCGAATATGTTAAACTATCAAATGGAAGGATGCAATGGAGTGTGCAAAGATATCATTACGACGCCGACGATGATGAAAAGGAGAATCCTATATTTGAAACGGTTTTTTTCGCTCGTATTTCTAAACAAGATGAATTTAATAAAAAAGAGGAAAAATATATTGCAATTATTAAAAAGCAAAGGGACGAGATTAATAAATTAAAGGATATCATTAAAAAAATCCAAAAAGTTAGATAAAAATATCTAATTCCATAATAATTCTTTTAACGACCTTTTTTTTATTCTTAGATTTATAGGTAACCCCTAATTGTTTTAAATTATATTGAAGCGCTTCTAATTCTAAATTATTCAATTGTTTTTCTATATATTTTCTGTTTATTTTTTTAGGTTTTTCCATTTCGGTGGAAAACCTTTTTTCTAGTTTTATTTTTTTATTTTTTCGTCCATCTTCTAAAGTGGGCTGAGTATTTATTAATTTTATGGAGGCATCTAAAAACATTCTATCATCTATAACGAAGCCCTTTTTTTCTAAATATTTGTCAAATTCTTTTTTAGTTATTTTTTTGTTAATCGCGTGACCATTCTTAATTTCTATATCATCGGAATCTGATGATTTATCAAATTCGATACTTTTAGAGGGGGGCGGAGCTCCTCCATTAGTATAATGAAAACTCTTTGAAATATGTGTAAACATTATTATAATTAGATATAATAATATTTTATCTTTTATCTCTTATCTCTTATCTTTTATCTCTTATCTCTTATCTCTTATCTTTTATCTTTTATATTAGACGTTGTAGGGATGAGGTCTTACCGGAAAGGCTAATTGTGTTTTAGACATAGAAGGTAATTTAATATTTCCTAATTTCCCTAATTTTCCTAAATTTAATTTTGGAACAAGATTACCCAACCCCCCATGCTCTCTCATATAAAGTAGAATTAATATGATTATAATTATTAAAATAGCTAATATAATACAAAATAATGCGAGCTTATTTTTATATTTAAGCGCGTCCATATTAATATTCTGACATGAACACGCTTTTTTAAATTCTTTATTAGTATAACATCTAAAATTACTGCCATAATTTTGATTGTTTTTTTTGGCCGTGTTGTTATTGTAGTAAATTTTTCTGTTATTTAAAGCCTGAGTGGGGCGGGCATTATTATTTAATATTTTTTGTAAACTATTATGGAATTTAGCACTGCAATTCGCGCTGTTTTCTAAGACAATCCATTCGACGTTTTCCGTGCAGGGTTCTCTTGGAAGCGAACCCTTATATGTATAAAAGGATTTTATCTCTGGTAAAGCTTCGAAAATATTCCAATCATCGGACGTTGTAACGGTGCTTCTTTCTCCTGATTTCTGTGGAAATCTACTCGCAAATACTTCCAAACAAGCATGCGAACCAGACGAACCCTCGTTTATCTCATATAAAATTGATATTATGGCCATACGGCCTGTATTTGGAGAGCGATGGTAAATATTTAATTCCAAAGGATAATTCGCCCCATCTATTTTATGAGCAGATGGCGTGAAGAATGAAATTTTTTCTAATTCATATACCTCGTTATTGAAAACAATATAAGAACCGTTGTCATAAGTAAAAATAATTGTGCCGTTTACATTTTCTAAATAAATCGACGATGTTCTGTAATAAAATAGTAAATCACATAACGCACCACAATTAGTAGCTGTATTGGTTTTAATATCTATCGGGGATTGTAAACTTCCTTTTGCGCATTTATTGACCATTTTAATATAAATATATAATATATATATATATATTAAATTATCAAACAGGTAGGTAAATATTATTGTATTTAGTAATACTTTCATTACAAACAGGACATTTAACCGTTTCGGAATCATCGGTATTTTCTATAATACTATCTATGCATTCTTTGCAAATATAAATATGTAAGCAGGGTTCTAAAATAATATTAATGGTATTTGAAAAGCATATTTTACACTTAAACATACCCTGTATAGTTTCGATTCTGTCTTCTAACATTTTAAGTTTATTATTTAAGATACTATTATCATTAATATAGTGTATAATATTATTGCAACGCGAAACATATATGGAACTTAAACCATAATAAATATTTTTAAAATTATTAAATTGTATATTATTATTTAAAATTGTTTGTGTGAGTTTTTTGTTATGCTCAGTTAATAGATTTACTTTATTGGTTAGTGCCTTTTTACTATTAATTATATAATCGATATCATTATTGGTAGAAATTTTAGACATGGTGGTATTAATTTGCTTATTTATTTCATCCATGTCACTACCAAATCGATTTATAAGTTTATTTAATCCATCATTAGTGCCCTTTAAACTTTTAATTAAATCATCCTTTTGTTTTATTATATCGAATAAAGGTCCATCATAATTATTGATAGGTTCGCCCATCTCTATTATTAATAAATATTATAATTAAATAATAATGTTCTTTTTTATCACTTAAAGCTATATTCGTTATATAATATAATGACTTCCAACAGCACCGATTATATTATAGAAGATATAGAAACATTCGACGACCTCGATATACCAGAGGAACTTTTAAGGGGTATTTATAGTTATGGCTATGAAGTTCCTTCAGCAATTCAGCGAAAGGCAATCAAGCCTGTTTTAGACGGGAAAGATATTATTGCCCAGGCCCAATCAGGAACTGGTAAAACGGCCAGTTTTTTAATTGGTTCGATGGCCAGGGTAGATAAATCTAATCCAGATACACAGGTAATTGTAATTTGCCCGAATCGCGAACTTGCCAACCAAATATATAGTAACTTTGAGGCATTTAATACTTATTTAGGACTTACTGGAACACTTATTATGGGCGGGACAAGTGTGGAAAATAATTTTAAATCCTTGGACAAGGGCGTCCAAGTCGTTATTGGAACCCCTGGACGGATATATGATATGCTTAGGAGATATGCTCTCAAAACTAATTCGTTAAAATCTTTTATTATGGACGAGGCCGATGAAATGTTGTCAAAAGGTTTCAAGGACCAAATTTGTGATATTTTTAGATTTGTTTCAGATGAGACACAGATTTGTCTATTCAGCGCCACTATGCCTGATTTTGCAATCGAAATTACTAAAAAATTTATGTCGGATCCACTTAAGATTTTAGTTCAAGCTGATATGGTAACATTAGAGGGTATTAAGCAATATTATTTGGGAGTTGAACAGGAGCAGTATAAAATAGCCACTTTATATGATTTATATGAACGGTTAAGAATTAAACAAACTATTATTTTCGTAAATTCTAAGAGAAAGGCGGATTTCTTAAAAACAGAACTAGAAAGAGAAAATCATGTAGTTTCCATTATCCACGCTTCTTTGACCCAGCCCCAACGAGATCAAACGATGAAAGATTTTAGAGATGGTTCTAGTCGAGTTCTTATTGCTACTGATATTATCGCCCGAGGAATTGATGTTCAGCAGGTAGAAGTCGTTATCAATTTTGACGTTCCCAAGTATATTGAGACTTATATTCACCGTATCGGGCGCAGCGGTAGATTTGGACGCAAGGGGATTGCTATTAATCTCGTAACGGAAGAGGAATTTGAAAAATTAAAGAAAATCCAAAATTTCTATTCTACGGAAATATCTCCGCTGCCTGGAAATATTAAATCACTTATAGGCTAACTATATCTGTATAACTATATGAATAATATACCTGTTGAAGTCATAAAAATAATATTCAGTTATGCAGATATCAAATGTACTATGTGTAGAGAAAAATTAAATATATTCCATTTTTATAGATGGAATTGTAAATTTTATGGACATAAAAAATGTATAGAAAATTTAGAAATGCTAATGATGTAAAAAAATTATTTTAATATATGGTATTATATTATAATAATGGGTGACGCGGGAATACGTATGGTAAAAAATGATCCAAATAATGCTAAGATATATTTGGTAGGACACAAGGGTTGGATTGGTAGCATGTACCTAGAAGAATTAGAGAAAAAAAATATTAATTACGAACATTCTGATTTACGCGCCGAAACCGAAGAAATAAAAATAGATATTATTGAAAAAAATATTACACATGTAGTTTGTTGCATGGGGCGTACACATGGAACTTTCCAAGAAAAAAAATATACAACTATTGATTATCTTGAGAATAAAGAAACGCTCCCCATAAATTTAAATGATAATTTGTATGCCCCTCTCTCATTAGCTCTTTTTTGTGATAAAAATGATATTCATTTTACGTATATAGGAACTGGATGCATCTATGAATATGACAAGGAACATGAAATTGAAAGTGGAAATGGATTTAAAGAAAATGATAAACCT